TATTCGTCAAGCGCAGACTATACAAGCTGATAGTTCCTCCCTTACAGCTAGATTAGATGCCTTCGCCAGTCAGCAAGCACAAAGGAGCGCACAGAAGAGTGCACAAAGAGGGTTTGCAGAAGGTCAAGCAGCATTCCAAGAAGGCCAGGCCCCAGAGTTTAAGGAAGAAAAGTTCTTCGGTGGTATAGGTCAAAAGGCATACAACGAAGGGTTAAGGACCTCTTATGTTGCTTCAATAGATCGCGATAACCGTGAAGAGATAGCGCGTATAGCAGCCGAGAATAGCACCAATCTTGCAGGGTATAACGATCAGATAGAATCTTATCAGAAGTCTACACTTAAGAATGTTGACCCTTCGGCGCGTCAAGTTGTATCCGACTCTATGGGCGGTTTAGTTTCATCTAATCGTATCCGCGTACAGAATGCAGAGATTAAGCGAGTACATGAAGAGAATAACCAGGAAACACAATCACACGTAGATGCTGCCACTAATGATGCCTTGATATTTGCCAGAGAGGGAGATGATAGCTCTAGCGCTGAGAGTGCCTTAGCTGCATTCGCCTCTATTGATGGCAGGGTTAAAGCTGGCTTTATGACTCCGACACAAGGAGCCGAACAAAAGCGCAGTGTTGAGCGTGATATGATTGAGGCCGGTCTAGCTGGCAAGATGAGCCGACAGTTTGATAATGAAGGGCCACAAGCAGCATACGACACACTAGACGAGCTATCAGATAATATCCCTAAAGGCTTCGAGATTGACGAATGGAATGCTTTTGTATCCAAGACTCAAACCTCATTAAATAGGAAAATGGCACGACAGGAGAGGATCACTAAGGCCGATAATCAGAAGGCCATAGAGAACGCTAGCATTGAGCGCGGCATGATGTTCACTAATCCTAACGTACCGGCTGACACTGCGTCTAAGAGTCAAGACCGAAAGGACGTGAACAACTACTATGATTCAATAGCTCCGACTTGGCAGGGTAACACTAACGACATTATTAATAATAATGTTGAGTTTGTGAAGAATACCGGCCTGGTCCCTAAGCAGTTAGTTTCTAGTATGAACGCCTCTATGAGGTCAGGTAACCCCGATCAAGTCACAGCTATGATGGAAGTCATGCAGAGACTACAGAATCAATCACCCTCCTCTGTAAAGGACTTCTCAGGCGATTCTAGGGCAGTAGCTCTACAAGTATCCGATTCTATGCGTAACGGCTTAGAGGCCAAGGAAGCGATAGAGATTGCCCGTAAGAACACCTTTGGATTGAGCCCGACACAGAAAGAGGAAATACGGCTTGCTTCATCAGGAAAGAAGAAGTTCAAGGAGCGCATGAAGTCCTTCGAGTCTATGGTATCGGATGAGTTCGACCCGAATCAGATCCCTATCTTAGGCCTGTTCAGTAGTGAGCCTGATATACCTCCAGGTATGCAAGCTGCTTACATGTCCAACTTTGATGACTTCATGACTAAGACCGACTCAAACATTGAACAATCCGAGAAGCTGGCGTTTCAATCATTAAAGAATGTATGGGCGGTAACTGAGGTAGGTGGTGAGCGTAGGTTTATGCGCGGTTCCCCTGAGAGCTTCTACCACACTGAAGGCTTTGATGATGAATGGATACAAGACCAATTCTTGGAGGATACAGCGGCTTTAGATATTCAAGATGCGGTAATTGGTACTGATGATCAGGTGTTCAGAAGTGACACACCGTCTTATCCTATATTGGCGCCTAATGCTGACGGCATCCTAGATACAATTGAAGACGAGAACGGAATACCTCAGCGGTTCCAGCCTGACCTAAAAGAGACTGAAGAGTATCAGGAGCTAGTGGATGCACCAGGTAAGAGTGTTGAAAAGTCCATAGAGCGTAGAGAGCGCAACACGGTTAGGCGTGCAGGTAACATATTTAGACGTATTAACTCAGGTGTATTTAGTGGCTCAGGCATTAAGCGAGATGATAGAAATGAATTCTTGTCTAGTGATGAGGGTAAGGTTAAAATCAGGAACACTATAAACAATATGCTAGCAGGCGGAAAGATCGACTTTGTAGAGGCTAAGCAAGCTCTAGAAGGTTTCGAAGCTGGGGAACTAACAGACTTACCAGGATTCGAGCAGCTAGTTAAAGCCGGGGTTATTAATGCCGATAATATCTGATCAAGAGGTAGGGTTTACACGGTTTCCTCCTAAGAATGAAGAGGAGCTTAAAAAGACTGGGCCTGAGTTTACGGATGTTGTACAAGCTGCTTTCGAGCAGGAGAACACTTTCGTTAATGCCGCTGCTAAGGGCTTCGAACTTAATAAGCAGTTTGACCCTGTAGAAAACTACAACCCTTTTGATAGTGACATTAAAGGGTATGAGCTTTATTCAGAATCCTTTATAGAGTCCAATTCCCCAGAACATACTCAATACTTAAAGTCTGAGATTGATAGAGAGATACAGAATCAACAGACTATCGCTGATGGTGGCATAACTGGCGTAGTAGCTAGTATTGCTGCAGGTATAACAGATCCTATCTACTGGCCTTTAATGCTTACGGGTGTAGGCCAGGCTAGAGTAGCCGCTACAACAGCACAAGCAGGAACTAAGGCGTTTATAGCGGGTGCTGCTGCTGAGGTTCCAGCCGAAATACTTAAGTCTGAATTGCAGGAGACTAGAACGCTCGAACAATCAGCACTTAATGTTGGTGGTTCGGCTGTATTCTCTGGGCTCTTAGGTGTAGGTATTAATAAACTAACCCGTAATGTGCCAGAGCTAAAAGTTGATCAGGTTAAAGTAGAGAAAGAGCTACAGGAGTACGTTAATAGTCCTGAGCCTGGAACCTTATCGATGGGTGCGGCACAAGTAGAAGTCTTATCGAAAGAGGACTTAGACCTAGTTGGATTAGGTGGGCTAGAAAAGATACCAGTCTCACCACTGATTAGAACTCAGACCTCACCAGCCGTAGAGACTCAGCGTGTAGTATCTCAAATGATGGAAACACCGCTTATCTCTAAGGGCGCCGTTAAAGGCATTAAAACAGCGCCTGAAGGTGGCACAGTAGAGACTAGGATTAAGTCGTGGGATTACAATTTATTTGAGGGCCTGAACTCGGTTAAGGACAATTACGTCAAGTATAAGAAAGCCAACAAAGGCAAAGCCCTACCTAAGGCTGACTTTAGACGTGAGATTGGCAAGGCTATGCGAAGGGGTGATAAGCACCAAATACCAGAAGTGGCAGAGGCTGCAAGAGATATCCGAACTAAGACTTTCGATAAGCTCAAAGATGCTGCAATCGAGCAGAAGCTACTCCCTAAAGATGTGGATGTAACGACAGCTCAGTCTTACCTTACGAGGGTTTATAACTTCGATAAGATTACGGGTAAGCGCCCAGAGTGGAACAAAATAGTTGATGACTGGCTGGGCAGAATCAAGCAAAAATCACAGAATAGATTCGATGAATTGACAGCTCAAGGAAAGAAGATACCCAAGAGTGTAAGGGCTGAAGCTGGTATAGAAGACTTCGAGATTAAGCTTATACGTGATGAGATAACCGATAAGATAATGGGAACCTCTTCAGGTCGTAGCTCTTACGATGTTGTGGCGCTGGAGCGAGGCCCATTAAGGGAGCGGACGTTTAACATCCCTGATTCGATGATAGAGGAATTCTTAGAGTCCGATATTGATGTGATTATGCGCCAATACGTAAAGACTATGGGTCCAGACGTTGAACTAAATAGAGCCTTCGGTGACGTTACCTTAGAAGCTAAGATTGAAGAGATAAATAACGCCTATAGAGATAAGATAAACACGGCCAAGACAGAGAAAGAAAGGACTAAATTAGAGAAGCGCCAAACCTCAGATGTAAGAGACGTTTCAGCTATGCGAGATAGATTGAGAGGGACTTATAAAACTCCTAACGATCCTAACGCCTTCTTTGTTCGTGCTGGTCGGACTATGCGTGATTTCAACTTTATGCGTATGCTTGGCGGGATGACTCTTTCAGCTATACCGGATGCGGGTAGATTAGTAGCGGTTAACGGCTTAAGACCAGTAGGCAAGGGCTTAATGGCTTTAGCTAAGTCTCCTAAACAGTTTGGTCTAGCTAGGGCAGAGGCTAAAAAGGCGGCTATCGGTTTGGACATGGTTCTTAATTCTCGTAGCTCATCCCTTGCAGAGTTAACGGATGCTTACCAAAGAGGCTCAACGTTTGAGCGAGGCGTAAGAAAGGCTAGTGACACATTCAGCAAGTTAACCCTTATGTCTCACTGGAACTCATCGATGAAGCAGTTCGCAGGGGTTATCACAGGTGACAGAATCTTAACAGAGGCGTCTAAGTGGGCTAGTGGCACCATATCAAAAGCATCTATTAAGCGTATGGCATCCAGTGGTATAGATGAAGATTTAGCCAAGAGAATAGCTACACAGTTTAAGAAGCATGGTGCAGACGGTGACCTGAAACTAGCGCAAGGTGATAAGTGGGATGATAGAGGGGCTTTAGAATCTTATAGAAGTGCAACGCTGAAGGATGTTGATAGAACTATTGTTACCCCTGGCCAAGGTGAGAAACCTTTATGGACTAGCACCGAAACAGGCAAGATGATATTTCAGTTTAAAACCTTTGCTTCTGCCGCACACCATAAGGTCTTAGTGTCTGACTTACAGATACATGACGCTGCAGCACTCAACGGGTTTCTGCTTACTGTAGGCTTAGGTGGTTTAACTTACGGCCTTAAGCAAATGGTAGCCGGTAGAGATATAACTAACAACAGCAACCAAATTATAATAGAATCCTTAGATAGATCTGGCGCATTCGGTTACATGTGGGACGTTAACAATATGGCAGGTAAGTTTACTAATGGCGAGGTAAGCATTAATAAAGTTGCCGGAGGACAGCCAATGAGCCGGTACGCTTCACGGAATATATGGGGTGCATTGCTTGGGCCTAGTGTTGGAACCGTTGAAGATATTAGGGCTGTAAGTGGTAATATATCAAGCGGTGACTTCTCAGAGGGCGACATAAGCCGAATTAGAAAGATGATGCCAGGGCAGAATATATTCTATATGCGCCAACTACTGAATTCTATTGAAGAGGAAATAGCACAATGACAATCAACGCGAATGATTCAAGAAACGAGTATACAGCTGCTGCTAGTCAGACAGTATTTAATTACACTTTTAAGATATACGGATCATCGGATCTTGATGTATATGTAACTCCAGCAGGCCAAACACCAGAAGACTCACACCTTACTGGTGCTTATACTATCTCAGGTATAGGAGCTGAAGAAGGGGGAACAATAACGCTTGTTAATCCATCAACATCGGGCGATCTGGTTACCATAGTTTCATCAATAACCTCGAATAGAACTACCGACTACCAGAATAATGGTGACTTTAGGCCTGACACTGTTAACGATGATTTTGACAGGGTAGTCTCATTAGTTAAGCAGGTAGAGGACTTTGCTACTAGATCACCTAGATTTATAGAGGCCGAGCAGGGTGCTAAATCCATAACTATGCCCCCCTTATCATCCGGCGCATTCCTTCGCACCAAGTCGGATCTGTCAGGGTATGAAAATCACATATTCACTCCCGCTGGAATTGTCGCCGAGATAGCGGTAGAGTCTTATACTGACATGGATAATTTGCCTGTTATGTCTGATGGACAGGTGGTCTTCTTAACTAATCCAGGTATTTCTGGCAACTGGGTAGTTGATGGCACCGGGTTAACGGCTAACGTAGGCACCATAAGAGACTGGAATAATAGCACTGGAGCTCAGCGCTTAAGGCGATTACATGCCGAGTCCATCAATATTAAGTGGTTCGGTGCGGCTGGAGACGGAGACAGAGACGACACAGCTGAAGTTCAAGCG